ACGGATTGTCAACCGAAAAGCAATACTGCGTATCTCCAATGATAAGATCAGAATCTTTCCCATCCTCTGTCTCAACTGTGGTTCGTACACCTGTTATTTTAATCGGATCTGTAGACACTTCCGGCGTGCTCTTAAAATTCTCAAAGACCTGGAACCCATCTGTGTTATAGCTTCCGTCTGCTTTTTTTATGTCGTTCATGTTGTAACTTTTGATAACAACACGTTCGTTTTCGTCACACAGCGCGTTTCCACCGGCGATCATCGCTATATTGGCCAGAACAGACCTACAATTCACATTCTCCGGGGCTTCTTCTACCACAAAATCCTGATTAGGAAACGACGCGCTTCCGATAATAAGGTTGCACTGGCGGCAAACATCCTGATAAATTCGGAGTAATGTAGCCGGGTAAGTTACGCCTGGAACATATGACACGCTCGTTTTCGACATTGCATCGGCGGCCGTAAATTCAAGTGTACTGCCGGGAGCAACCGGATCTGTGACATAAAACGTTCCTTCTTTTATTTTTTCTGTGGTTCCGTCAGCCAAAATAACGCCACTTTTTAACGTTATTTTAGCTGCAAGAAAGTCTTTTTCATCAAAACTTCCGTCGCTATTATCAATGGTAAGTTTAATTGTTTTCGAAATCGCCGCGCCAAGAGGGAAAGAATTATTTCCAGCCGTCTGTGTGATAGAGTTACCTGTCACGCGAAAGTTTTTTTCTGGACTAAGCGTAAGCGTAGAGCCATCCGAAAGAGTCATATCTGCATACGGATAGATTATTGCCCCATTTTTCACTTGTTCCCTAAACGCCGTACTTACATTTTTCATACAGGATTAACCCCCGTTGCTTGAAAACTTAATTCTGAGCATTTTTCCTCGCCATCTACAAGCGAATAAAAGGCTGTTTCGATATTTGCGGTGTAAAAAGGTGATGTTTCCCATTTTCCAGAATATACATTGAAATGGAAAAAATCATACTGTTTTTTTCCCTTGATTTCCTGCAGGATTTTAGCGGCATTTTCTGCGGAAATATCGCTCCATTTGAGCTTGTACGCTTCAACCGTAAAGAGCGGTGTGTTCATCATAACGCCACTCATAATACGCCCAGAGTCATCCGATGAAGTTGTCGCATAAGAAAGAGAATATCCATCTTCGTCCACTTCCGGAGCTTCAAAAGAGCCAAATTTCAAGTGTTTTTGTGCCATGATAGCCCCTTTCCTTAAAATTCGAATTGGTTTTGACCAGTCTGCATCTGTCTCAACTTTCCTTCTGAAATCGTTTCGTCGAAAATAATCTTTCTATCAAGCTGAGCTACAAATCTATAAGTAGATGCCTTTCCGCCGGACTCTTCCCGGACAATCTTACGAATAAGGCCCTCCGGTGCTTCGATATTGTTTCCGCTCCGCTGATCACCAAGGACAGCAAGGAATTCCTGGTTCGGCGGAATAACTGCGCCGGATGCCAGATGCGGAATTTTTCCAATCGTTGAAATGTTTACTCCAGGAATTTTGTTTGCACCGCGAATTAACGTGTTGATTCCGTTAATCGCCTGGTTAATCATGCTGATAATTCCATTAATCGGAGCACGCAGGACGTCGCCAAGTCCGCTCATAATGCTGAAAAAAATATTTTTGACGCTCTGCCAAGCATTCCGCCAGTCACCAGTAAACGCGTACTTAATAAAATTCATAATTCCAATAAATACGTTTTTCATAGTTTTGAATATTGACTTAATCAAATCGCAAAGCACCTGCGGAGCAATGCCAGCTACGCCAAAATATTTTACCCAGTCAACAGAGAATAATTTTTTCACCAGTGACATAAATGGAGTTAAAATATAGTCTCCAATCCATTCAATTACAGCGCCGCATGTATCCGCAAATCCCTGTGCTATTTGTCCTGCACCGGAAAAAGCTTTTTTCCAGTCGCCCGTAAACACACCAACAAGGAAATCGATCAAACCGCCGAGCATATCCAGAATTCCGTTCGCCATTTCTACCGCAGCGCCCAATAAATCAATAGCCGCGTCGCCTAGCCATTGTACCACAGGAGCCAATAATGGAATTACATTTTGAAGAATCCAATTAATAAGGGGAACAAGAACGTTATTCCAAATTTGCTGTAGCGCATCAATGATTTTTGCGCACACATCAAGGAATTTATCGACAAAATCTGTAAGAGGTCCATTAATCAAATCTTCGAGCCGCGTTCCCCATTCATAGATGATAGGCGCTACATAACTATTGTAAAGATCAAGCAATGTTTCCAAAATAGACGCACAGCCTGATTCGATGTAATCAATAAATGGCTTAACGCTCTCATCATAAAATGCAATGATTTTGTCAGATGTATCGTTTAAAAAGTCCTCGATAACCTGCGCGAGTTGCTGAATAGGTGCGATTGTTTCGTTAATCGCTTCAACTAATTTATCTTTATTATCGATCCATGGCTGCCATGCAAGATACATTTTATCGCGCTCGTATCGTGCAAAAATTTCTACAGCCAAGCCGCCTAAAGATGCAAAAATTCCGATAAGATTTCCTGTCAAATCCTGCGCTGTTTGTGTGCCAAACGTTTTTGCAAATACTTCGGCTATCGTTTTTGCGATAAGTCCGAATTCATCTGCAATTTCTGTTCCGATATTGAAAACGTCAACCAAAAATTTCTTGATTCTATCTTTATTTCTGCTCAAATAGCTTTCAAAACCGCCCACAAGATTAACAGCCAGTGTAAGGCCTACGCTTGCTATTGATCCGGCTACGACCCCGAGATTATAGATTACAGATTCTGCAAAGCGTTTTGCGGCTCCTACTACTTCCGGGTCCGTGAAGATCTCCGCAAGATTCCTTTTGATGGATGCCAGATCCTTTTTCAGCTCTGCAAGCTGCGGTTTGTAATCTCCAAGGCCATCCCAGAAGCCGGACATAAACAGGTCTTTTATCTTTTTCAGTAAATCAAAAACTTTCTGCAGATTATCCAGAAAAGCGTTAGGGATCTGCTCTTCCGTGAACATCGGCGCACTGCCTGTTCCTCCTCCACCGCCGCCAGCTCCCGGGGATTTGCCGCCACCGCCGCTGCCGGAACCGCTGTCGCTTTTCGAATCCATCTTGTTCAGATCATCGAGAGGGGAAAGGTATTTTTCCGTTGCTTCTGCGGCCGCATCTGCCGCATCTGCCGCGTCGTTGGTTGCGTCCGCTACATCTTCCGCACTCGATGCCGTATCGCTTAGAGATGCCGCGTAGTCCTTCTGGACGGCTAATGCTCGGGTGTATGTTTTCTTCCCGGAAAGCATCGAAAAAAACATACTCACGTATGTTGCCGCGGTGCTAAGCATGTCGATAAATTTGGACAGAATAGGTGCAATCGCCGTAAGAATCGGCGCAAATGCTGTCGCAAGACTGTTTTTGAGCCGTTCCAGGCTGCCCCACAACATAGAGATAGCCGAGTTGGTTGAGCCGGATTCCTGCGCCAGGTTGGACATTCCGGCCACAACCGCGCTTCTCAGCTTATTGAAAAGTACGAATAATGAGCGGATGCCTAGACCGTATTTTAACAACATCATAATTCCGTTTTTGGCATTTCCCGCCGCGCTTCCGGTTTCTTTCATTGAATTTGCGGCTTTCTTTCCGCTGTCAGCAACCTTTTCATTGGATTTTGCCAACTTTGACGCGTTGTCTGATGCGTTTTTAGTCGCTGAATTATTCGCCGAGTTTGAATAGCTGTCAATGCTGTCTTTTACGTCATCATAAGAGGTTTTTAACCGGTCATTGATACTGGCCAGCTTTTCTTCTTGCTGAGCCAACTTTTCCATTGCTGCAGCTGCTTCTTTTACTGGCTCGGTTTTGATTACATCAGTACCAAATTTTTCCTTTTCGCGCATTTTCGCTTCTACTGCACTATATTTTTCGTACAGAAGATCGAGATTTTCTAAGGTGCTTTTAATTTCTTCATCATTAATTCCACCAGTATTTGACGCACGCAATTCGTCCCATTTTGCCTTTGCCACATCAATTTCTTGACTTAATGACTCAAGCTCAGATTCAAGTTCTTTGTATTTGTAAGTCGGAGTTTCACCGCCCAACGCAGAAGAAAACGCTTCTCCGTTTTGCTCCAATTCTTGTAATTCTTTATTTGCATCATCAATTGTTTTTGCGAGCTGGTCAATATCATACTGATAGCTCTTATACTTTTTGCTGTCTTCACTGCCGCCAAGTGCCACAAATTTTTCCTGCGCATAGATGAGTTTGTCCATCTGCGTCTTAGCAGACTCTATCTGCGCCTGGATCTCTTTGTATTCGTCGGTCGGTATCTGCTGTTTTCCGAGTTCAGCAACCTTTTCTTTGAGCTGTTCGACTATTTTTTCTTGTTCTCTGTACTGATCGTTCAGCTTCGAGAACGCATTCGCCTGTTTGTTGAGTGATGCTTTGGCCTTGTCTCCAAGACCATTAATAGACGAGATACACTGCCGCACATTCGCTTCCAGCTCCTTACTGCCAGCTTTTGCGCCGTTGGTGTCAATCTCCGTATCAATGATGATATAGCCGTCAGCCTGTCCCGCCATGCGTTTTTCCTTCCTACCGTGTAACTTTTAACGGTTTGTGCCGGTGCTCCTTATGCTCCGGCAGTTATTTTGATATTCCAAAAAGCTCTCTAAGAGCTGCTTTTTCTTCTTCGCTTCTCTGGCCGCTTGCCGATTTCAGATCGATGATAGCCTTGTTATCTCTGTAATATTCCTGTTCCCACTTGTCCAGTTTCTTTCCTTTGGCTTTTTTATCTCGGATACTTACCACGGTCGCAAACGTGCCTTCCCCGATCTCCATGTAGAATGCAAAAAAAGTCCACCAGTGCAGATACTTCTGACCGCGCACATCTTTTCCGGCAACCTTATTGATAGACGGAATAATAATGGTTGCATCCTGTATCCAGTCCATTAATTTTGGCCTTTTTCGCTTTGTGTCCTCTGAAAACCCGCAGTCAATAAATTCACATGCTTTTTCTGATGCTTCTTCCCATTCGGCGGGTGGCATATCGTCAAAATCAATATAGAGGATGGATAACATGCTTATGACCTGTTCAGCCCTCTTTTCGTCCTCGGTCATATCTGGTTCGAAAATCTCGGGATCGTTCATACATTGCAAAATATCCAATACCACTCGATAATCTGAGCGTATTGGATATTCTTTTCCTGCAACGTTGAGCGATGTCGGAAGGCTCCACGCGTCCATTATTTACGATATTTTGTAACGTACTTGTTCATACGTGTTCGAACTTTTTTCGCCCTGTGTTCGGTCTCTGTTTCGATCACGCGGCCGATAGCGTCAACAACTTCTTCGAAAAACAGCTTTCCAGAAGCAAGCGGAGAGAACGGGCCTAAGATGCTGAAAAATGATTCTTTCGAATCAGATCCGATCAGATAGGAAAGCTCATCAGCAACCATGCTTTCAACCTTTTTAATGTCCGCCGGTTCGTTTTCCGGCACTGAAAAGCTGTTCAGATGCTCTACAACCTCATCATATCGTGAGATAAGATTGGTGTCGGACGGTCGAAAATCAAATTTCCCGTATACATGGCCCTGCTTATTTTTGATATAATAAGTTTTTAAGCCATCATCAATAATGATATCGTTACTCTGCGGTTTTACGAGTTTGTTGCTCATTGGAAAGCTCCTTTCTATTCGTGTGTGATCTTACGCCAGGGATGTGCTTTTATCGGAAGCTGGCGCTGCGCCCTCATTAAATTCCGGAGTTCCGGTTTTAAGAGAAGCTGCGCTTACGTAGCCTTTTGTGAATTTGCCATCCTCAGAAACAGCGAACGGGATATTGAGACCTGCAGTATCGCCGCCGTAAGACTGCGGTTTTACGATGACCTCACGCACGTAAGCAAGATGATTTGTTGCCGCTGTGTCCTCCACGATGACCTCTAGCATAAGTGTTTTACAAGCATCGCCTTTTTTACGCTCGAGGGCAATATCTCGCAGCACCGGATACAGCTTGTTATCCGGATCAGCATAGAACGGGTCAGCATCCATAGACGGCTCATATCCGTTGTCTCTCGTTTTGGTCTGTCCGAGAATGTTTTTGGTTGTTTCTGTGTCCGGGTTAAGCTCTACGGACATATCCTCAATGTCATCACCTACCAGCACCCAGCTTGCGGATGCCACGACTCTCTTGAAAGTCGAATCAAGGTAAGTGGCCATTGCTTCACGCTCAAGTTTAGACATGTTTTTTCCTTTCTACCGCGTAACTTTTCGCGGTCAGCGGCTGCCGAATCGGTGCCGGTATGATTATTTTTTGAATTTTTTCCGATATTTTAAGGACATACTGATAACCCAGTCTTCCACTTTGTTCTCCGCCACCGTATCAAGATAAGATGGCGTAAGACGGGTTATAGATTCAATAACTCTTCCTTCTGTAAGTGTCGGGTAAGATTCTAGATGATATTCTTTCCTATCCACCTGCACAGGCTGTTTTTCCAGCCATTTTCCGAGAGTGTCAAGAAATTCTTTGATTTCTGTCTTAATTCCCGGCGTTGTAGGTGCTGAGCGATACACGATGTAAAACGGATAGTTGCAAAGCTGATCCACAATTCCTGTGATGTATTTCTTTTCAGAAGCAACCACAGCTCCACTCACTGGATAGAATGCAATCCCTTCATCCTCTTTGAGCGAAGAAAACTTGATCTTTTCGGTCGGCTGAAGTCCGGGGAAAGTGTTCAGAACTGTTTCCAGCGCTTTCGTTACGATGTCGTATCCGTCCACATCGTATGTAACAAGTTTTTTAACCTCCTCCGGCACGTTTCTTCACTCCCTTCACCCATTCTTTGCCGTGTGCCGCTTTTGCGGCATCAAACCAGTGATCCGTAGCAGACGGATGCGCGGTTCTATCGAATTTCAGTGGTGTATCAGTAACAACTTTTTTTGCGCCAGGTCTCGCCCACGCTGAACGCGTCTCCGGATCAACCATAAGTTTTCCCTCGTACAGGAACCGTCCATACGGTGGAGCGCCTGCGCACACCTTTCCAGTTCCCTGCATGGATGCACTGCGCACTCTGGTTGCATCCACCATGATTCCGTCACGAAAAGGCATATACGGGATCATATCATTCATAACCTGTCCATCAAGCCAGAACTGCGCTTCCTGGAACTGCTTGTCGAACCTCGTAAGGTCTACCTGTACCTTAACATGTCCATTCACGACCGAAAAACTGGGGAAATGTTTCGTATTGCTCATTATTTTCCCCCTATTTCAAAATGAGGAATAAGCCTGTACGGACCGCCTACATTGCTGATGGAAAACACATTATCGTATTTTTTATTCATGTAGTCATAGAATCCGCGGTCTACTCTGCTTGTGTATTCCGCGTCTTTCACCACGCCGTACATCTGCCGTTCAACAATTGTGGAAATCGGCATTTTCTCGTGATCCTGCACGTATGCTCCGTTATGGTCGATAAGATAAGCCTGTTCTTTCTTGACGCAGTAATCGCCGAGCACGAAAAAATCTTCGTTAGCGAAAGTGATTGTTCCTGGAAGTTCTTCATTCGTCTGAGCTTTCCAGGCTTTCGGTGATAACCACTTCTTTCCCTGCACCATAATTGTGCCGTTATATGGCGTGTACGTCACGTGCAGGCTGGCCGTATCGGCGCTGTCAATGCCGGTTCGGACAATATTTGCGACCTTATCCGTGATAAGATCCACATGCTGCAGCACGGTCGGATACCAGAATACATTCCCGGTTTGATCTTCGTACCGATTGAAAAGAGTTATGGTTTCATCATACATGGTTTCACCTACTTCTTATTCTTTACAAGCGCCGTTTCATATTGACCGCTAAAACGTGATTTTCCATTCGAGTACCACGTATAGCCTTTGGGATTCGTAAGAGCATTTTCTACGGGTTTCCAGCCTTTAGGGGGGTATTGAAGCGTTTTACCGTCTTACCGTTTACAGTTTTCATCATTCCACTGTTGCTACCTATTCCACCATCATTTTCTCCTTCTGGCTCCCCTGTTATAATTCCGTTCTGCTCTGGTATCTTTTTTTGCAGTACGGTTAAATTCGTTCCGATTTAGAAAATCATTCGTTTCTTTTCTGTCCTTTTTGTAATTTTCCAAATCTTTACGCCACTCAGAAGCCGAAATGTTTCTTGTCGTAGCCCCGTTAGATTCCGCACGCTCGCGAAATTCTCGTTGCGACATATTAAGCGGCGTAGGTTGCTCCATTCCACCAATTCCACGTTTATAGTAATTAATACCATTTTCTCGTGTAAAATAATACCGCGTTGTCTCGCCGTTTATTGTAACGTCCATGCCACGCTCTCGGGGGGGGCATGGGTAATCTGCTGCTTGCTCCTCTTCCACCCAATATCATAACCTCACGCCTGCATACAGGACCGGAACGCCGTCATCCGTCATAACGCCCTGTAGATTTTCGAGAATAATCTGTGTAACGAGCACGTTTTCTACCTTTTTGTCCATCGCCGCTTGTCCGTAGACGTTGGAATTTGTACCGCTGGTTCCGGTCACGTAGGAGATGCTTTCACTGCCGGAAGAAATCGAAGAAACGGCCTTATTGATGACCGTTCCATCTTCTCTCTTTACGGTTCCTACTGTTTCCATCGCGGCATGTTTTACGGTGTCGATCTGAAAAAGCGCATCCGCCAGTGTACAGACCGCTTTCTTGATCTTTTTCTGTGCCCGTTCGTTTTCCGGCAGCCCGTCGGCAAGCCGGTCGAATGTCAGAATATCGATTCGATCACTTGCCCGCTCGGCGTACCGCGGAAAGTCGGATTCTGGCACGGTATCGCCGAAATATGAAGTTGTATAAAATTCATAGTCTGCATATGCCACGCCAGATACCTCCGTCAACCGTTGGACTTAATCAGTCCCATACGGATGTTTTTGTGATTGAATGCAAGTGACCAGTTCGCTTTTGCTCCGAGTTCCGCAGTGGTCGGGGATTCTTTTGCGATTTTATTTGCATTGATTGAGAATCCGTTCGGATGCAGTACGTAGCCCTGTTTTGTGTAAAGCTTACGAATACCGGCTTTGGTTTCCGGATCGTAGTCTGCATAGTACGGGTCCTCGTAGTTGGTCTTATCGCAGGTGAGCACCGTTCCAGATCCGATCATATAGCTCTTATAGATCGGAACATCTGTAGATGTGTCTACCGTGAAACGATCAGATACAACCGGAATGAATCCGCCGATCGTCGGAAGCTCAACATCTCGCTCGATAGCATTTGTGATTGTGTACTTATTGTAATCAACCAGCCCCATAGCCTTGTATCGAGCATAGATGTAAGAGTTAAGGACCAGCAGACCCATATTCTCGTCTGCGTCTCCAACTGCTTTCTGCTGTGCGAAAATCAGTGTTGTATCATTGATTTTGTTTGCATCTGTTACGGTTGTAACACCAGAAGATGCCGTCGCCGAAAGATCCGTAACATGATCTTTCATACCGTCCAGTGCAAGAACCGCATCAACAATGGCCATGAGATCGCGGGTTCTTACCTGCCGATAGAATCCGGCAACAGAGTTTGCAACATGCGTCATCGGGTCAGCACCGGTCAGCTCCTTTGTGAAATCCTGGGCTTTCCATGCTTTCATACGCTGGGTCAGCATACAAGTCTGTTTCTTTCCACTGATATCAGTCGGGGTGTTGTCGGTTTCACCATCATTATTGAGCGCGTGAGATTCATCCTCATCAATCGGAACATAAAACGGAAGTGTTGCAACGTTTCCTTTTGTTCCGATCAGATCCATGATCGTCTGATCCTGTACAAGGATTCCAGACGCTAAGATTCGGTCATTCCAGGTCGGCTGCTCGCTCATGTAGTCGGAGAACACCTCCGGATCAAACGAAAAGCCGCCAAAAGTACCAGTTCTTGGCATTATATTTCCTTTCTACCGCGTAACTTTTTGCGGTCAAGCGTTATCGCACGATAACGGTGTTATTTCGAGAGTGCTTCGTACAGTTCGGGATCTTCTTCTCTTAATTTAAGTCTCTCATCAAGATTCATTTTGCGGAAAGTTTCTTTCGTAAGCTCGCCGCCCTTGCCGCCAGTTGTAGGCTGTGTGAATTTGGCTGCATTGTTCTTTGCCTTTTCGGCTCCGGCATCTGCGAAAATCCCTGCTTTCTGTTTTCCGTCCTTGTCGGTAATCATCTCTGTAAAGATATCCGAAATGGACTTTCCTTTTGCAGAATCAGCATCCAGTGCTTTTGCAAGCGCTGCTCGGTAGTAGTCGGCAGTAATATCGTTCAAAAACTCGTATTTCTTCGCTCCCTTTTCGTCTGTAGCCGTCAAGAAATCATTTACCTGTTTTTCGACTTCTGCCTTTCTGACATCTGCTGCCCGTCCAGCTTTCTCTTCGTTGAGCTGTGTGGTGAGAGTTGTAACTTTCGTCTGTAATTCTTCGACGTTCACGTCTTTGAATCCCTCCAGCTCTTTCTGCACATCATCCAGCGAGTTCTTGTACTCATCACGCTTTGTAACTACCTTGTCATAATCTGATTTGGTCCGATAGTTTTCTTCCATCTTCTTTTTCAGATCCGCTTTTTTGTCTTCCGGAATCTCGATTTCGAGTTCTGAAAGAATTGCTTCGTAATTCTGCATTTTCTATCCTCCTAAACGTTGTTTTTAACTGCCCGTCGGCAGTAATGGATTTAGGCAGATCAACCTCTGCCGGGGTAATGGGAAAATAGGATTCGAACCTATCAAGCAGTCCAAAGATCCAGCATCTTATGGCAGAATCAAGGGGGATGATGCCAGTTTTCCATTACTGTTTCCCAATTGTGTAATTCATAAAATAATAAGAAACACGCCGCGTTTTCAGAAAGGCTTGAGGAACGGAAAACGCGGCATATTTCAGACACGTTCCGAGCCTTGTGCAGGCTCTTAACAGGATCCCCTAGAACGTCGAAAGGAGGTGAATTGAACATCAAAATGACTTACAAGCCCATCCCAATTTCTTTTCACGCTCCTATCGTACTACATTCAATGTTTTTCGTTGTACCCATCTTGTCATCACGAATCAGCAAGTTTTCGAATTTGCTGCATGATAGCCTGTCTTTCGTCGCGGAAATCCGCATCAAGAATCATCGCCTGCAGCATATCGAACACCTCAACCATCAGGCGGCCGACGGAATCCATAAGCTTATCTTTGTGCACCGCATCTCCGTGTTCCTGGTACGCCATTTTTGCCGCAATGTATTCTTCATACAATGCATCAATATTCTTATCATATTTTCCGTTGCTGTACTTCTTAATCAGTGTCTCTGATGCATCCATCATGACCGATGGAATGCTCCCACACTCCATTTTCCGCATATTGCACAGTGTGGTTGTGATTTTGAACATTGCGTCAAGGTTATCTGTCGTGAGTTTCTGCATCGCAGATTCTTTTTCTCTTTCCAACTGCTTTTCCAGCACTTCTTTCACGTTTCCCATCATTCAACCTCGATTCCTTTCATGCGTTTTTTGTATTTTTCGTTCAATTCTTTCTGCGACTCAGTGATATGGACCATATCATAGCCGGTCGAGATCAGATCAAGAATAATTTTGTCAACCTCTTTCAGTTCATCGCCCACATCATCTATCAGCGAAGCTACAAGCATGAAATCTTCCACATTTCCTTTTTCAAGTAGCGTTGAGGCATAGCTCTGATATACCGCTTTTGTCTCCTCTTCCCATTCACGATAGGCGGAAAATCCATCCTCTACGGCTTTCTGCTTAGTGCCTTTTCCGACGGAAATGCTTTTTGCGGCATACCATCCGTCCGGAATCATTTTAACCTCGCCAGAAAACGCATCTGGAATAATTTTCCCGTGCCGTTCGATGTAATACCGGCACACCTTACGGCGCTCAAGGCTTTCTGCGATGTGCTGGTACTCATGTATCCGTTTGTAACCTTTCAGCCCGAGAAAATCGAAATAATCTGCCATCTGGCCGTGCATCATGATAGCTGCCACGAAGCGGCTGTTGATTTCCGAAAAAATAGCATCCGCATCTGTTACGTCTGTTTTGCTTCGGAAAGTAATCATGATTCGTCACCCCCTACGCAACTTTTTTGATGATGAGGTTCGCGTCTTTTACCAGGACTTCGGTTGTAGAAATATTTCCGACTGATACAGTAAGGCTTGTTCCTGCCGGTACAGGGATCAGCGTGTCCGCGCTCACATTCTGATAAGTGTTCGCCGTAACTACGGTATAGTCCATCTCTGTTCCTCCAACCGCTTCTCCGTTCAGTTTCAGCGTAAGCACGGTCGCGCCTGCTGCAGCCGCTGTTACGTTTCCATTGAACTGTAATTCCACTGCGATAGGAAGGTTCGTGCGGTTCGTGATTGTGAAAATTCCGCTTCCCTCGATGTGGTTCAGCCATCCGCTGGAGCATCCACAACGACGGGATTTTACGCGGGTATTTGTGAATACAATATTCTGTCCTGCTGCTACTGTCTGTTCTGCTTTGGCAATTACATTTAACATAATTTCTCTCCTTTTCTTAACAAAACAGGGGTAAGCTCCACGCCTACCCCTGCAATTTTGCACAACTACTATTTCGTAGATTTGGAATCTTCCAACATGCTGATTATTTTATTTTGGTTTTCGATGATCCGGTCAAGGTACTTTCTGTCCTGTTCCTGCAGATGTTTTGCGATATCCGCATTGCTTGCCTGTGACAGGTCGCTCTGATAATTCATCGCCTGCAGGAATACACCGAACAGGTTCAGAAGATCGAGTGCGGACAGCTCGCTTGTGTTCATCACAGCACGTTACCGCCATTTCCGCAGCATCCGCCGTATCCTGTCATGTTGTACGCAAAATACGGGGAGCATGTAAGATAAGCCGGTGTAGGTGTCGGGCGGATCGCATCAATGATTGTACGGGTCTGAGAAACCTGCGAGATCTGATTGTACGCGTTCTGCAGATCGCGGTCACGGTCTGACAGCTTATCTCTAAGTGCCTGGATGGTGTTTTCCTGCATCATCTGTCTGGTTGCGTTTCCATCGGCCAGAATGCTCTCCTTGATGTCACAGCAACACTGTGCCATCTGCGCCTGCATATTCTGTGCCATGAGTGCCGCATCATACCGGCTCTGCAGGATTTCTTTCTGCGTTTCACAGCAACAATTCTGCTGTGCCGCCTGTACCTGCTGTAAGCCGAGCTGATTGGTGTAACGATTTTCCAATACGTCCCTCTGTGTCTGGCAAGCAGTGTTGGAAACGTTCTGATTGGTGTTGAAAATATCGCGTTTCACAAATTCATCCGAAATGAAATTGTCCTGCACACCAGTTTCAACGCCGCCGCGGTTCCATCCGCCCATCATCGGGAACAGAAACGCCAGTAAAATAATCCAGATCCACCAGCAGCCACCGCCCCAGTCATCGTCATTGTTTCTCGTTACGGCTGCTACATCAGCCGCGCTAAGTCCCATTGTTCCATCTGTCATGGTTCTTTCTCCTTATTCTTCTATTTATTAAGGCTGTGCACCGCCCTAATATCTTATTTCAACAGCCCGGAGAACTGCCCCGGGTCCATCCCGTTCTGTCTGCACATTTCCTCGAATACCTGCTTCGGGTTCTTTCCCTTGCACATATCCATAGCTTTTTTAACATTCGGGTTTGTCTGCGCCATCTGTTCTACTGCGGCCTGCGGGTTGCCCGCCTGTTTGAGCTTATTGACCATCTGCATAGCCTGCATCATCGCGCCCATCGGGTTGTTACCGCCGCCCATATTGCCTATCATGCTCATTAATGGATTCATACGGGTTCCTCCTTATTCTCCGGCTTTTCGCCTAACCGCGTCAGCAGAGCGTCAAATTCCTGCCGCGTAACGTATTCTTGTCTTTCTTCTTTCGGCTGGCTCTGTGCCGAGTTTAGGGCTTCTGGCGAGATCTCGGCGAACTGAAACACCTTGAAAGTCGCGCTTCCCATGCCGTCCACAGACTTAACGTAGAACACAGGGCTGTTGTTATCCATCATCCAGGCAGTGTGTCCAGGCTGGACAATCTGATTTCTTGCGCCCTCGATGCCTGCAACCTGTATCCAATTTACGTTGCTGGTCGGCGCCTGCTGCTGTTGCTGACTTTGTGGTGCATACATGCTCATCTGCTGGTTTCTCGCCTGTTCCAACTGATTAATTCTCTGCTGAAGTATTGCCTGTTCGTTCGCAAATGCCTGCGGGTCAATATACGGATACATATTCATCCCTCCGTTCTCTTTCTACTCATATTTTAGGCGCAAAAAAAGGACTCTGACAGTTCGTCAAAGTCCCATGAAATGCTCAAAAAAGTATCAATCAGCATACTTTAATGATTTTGGTGTTTACGTTTCTGCTGATCCGTTTTGCAGTAGAAACAGAAATGTTCATTAGTTCCGCACACTTTTCGAGCGGAATATTCCTACTCCGATAATCAAAAAGTGTACGTTCGTCACGCGTAAAATTACAATACGTGCGAAAATATTCCAGCTCCGGTACTGTGAATTCATACACTTTCAAGATAAGCCCTCTTAATTTTTCTTGTTGGTCATCGCATTTACAAGTTCTTCCCTCGTTTTTTTTAAGCCCTCGATGTTGTTCCCTGTAATCTTATTTTCGATCAGATTGAACATGCTCCTCATTATCAGATTCATATCATCTCGTTGGGTGCGGATAGAGGTATAATCTTTCTCAAGTTTTGACTTGATATCCTTGATATCCTCCTCTATTGTCTGCATCCTCTTTTCCAGATCCCTCTCGGGCTTTTTGAATTTCTTCCATGCTCCGGTCAGAACCACAATCGCGCCACCTACTGTAGTTATCCAGCCGCAGAGAATCATGATTTGATTAATCGTCTCAATCATCTGCTTTTTCCTTTTTGCGTTTTTGATATCGCCGTGCATCCGCTGCGGCTCTTGCTGCCTGTTTTCGGTCCCAATGGGCTATTTTCAATCGCTCATCATAAGGGCGCAGGTTGTTGTCTTCGCAAAACTTGCGATATGCTTTATTTTGCTTAGTAAGCAAATTAGCTTTTTGCTCTGTTCTACATTGCAATTTGCTTTTCGTCTCATCGTCGCTTGCGTTGTCTATAGCAAATTGCAATGTTTGAATTTGCCTTTTGCTGTTTCGTATTCTCCGCTCCAACAATCGTTGCCGCTTCTGTGCTTCTTCCACCTTACGATTATCTGCGTATGAGATGTTCTTAGCGTCAAACGGGTTGTTCTTTCCGTCTCCCGATCCGAAGCTATGTCGGCAATTCCAGCCGCCCAGCCCCTCGCCGGTACCGTATCCGGTCACCTCGTAGAAATTCGGGTATCTCCTGTCTTTTCCGGTGCGGGAATAGAAGCGGCCCTGCCACCACAGATGATTCCCCGGGTTCTGCCCGCCGTCTCCCGTTCGTGCGCCTACATGAGCAGATACAAGAATGATATCCCAATCCATTTCTTCCATTCGCGCTTCTGATACATCACACGCTGCCTGCGCTATGCCAGTTCGTACGATGGTCATGGTCGCAGATTCAAGGCTCTGCCGGTATCCGGTCGGGTACTTGACTGTTAGCCCCTCATCTGACACTTTCTCAATAAGATCAGCCACAACAGCGCCGTAAGACTCTCCGCCGCTCAGAACCCTGTGATAGGCGCTGTCAAGCTCGTTGATAAAGAGTCTCTGCGCTTCTTCCGCGGTCGTCCGGGTGAAGTTCCGCCATGTGCCCGCGGTCGCCTTATAGTCTCTTTCCAGTACGCGCATCAGCGTTGGGGAAAGAAGAAGCGGCGTAGGTACCAGCCCAGCCGCCTTATATACCGCGTCGTCCCACTTGAGCGTCTGTATTCCTGCGTCAACGCAGGCTGATTTGATCTCTGATAGCTGCTGATTGGTCGCCTTTGCTATCTCTTTCTGTATATCTTCCAGTAGATAGCCAGCTTCCTGCAGCGCTTCGATTCTCCACTTGTCCGCCGCCGTCAGCATGTAGTTCTCGCCGCGCTCCATGCGGGTCAGAATCGCCTTGACGATCTTCTGCATGATCCGGTTGTGTAAGTTCTCTGTGATGGCTTCTGCGCCCTCTGCCGCGTGCTGCAGATACTCCGGGGTAAGCATGTCTTATTCCTCTTTCTGCGCCTGCTTGATAATCTGGTTCGCGCCTGTGCTCGCAAGTCCGCTGACGATGCCGACAGCTACCGCATTAAGCACGTCATGCGCCGGGAAGTCCGGAATCGTGTACATACCGACCACACCGAGTACCGCGCCCGCAAAGCCAACTGCGCATGGAATCCATTTGTTGTTGATCTCAGTTGCTTTCATGACCATTCCGATCAGATAGCAGACTACGGTAATGCAGACTACGGTTGCTACTCCACTCATATCCATGTTGTCATTCCTCCTTATATTTGCTGTCAAAAAGCTCATCCTCTTTCGGAGTGGCTTCTTCGACCATTGCCTTTGCGTCTTCCTCCGAGAATCCCTCGAATTTGACGAAATACATCCACGCCGGTACTTTTCCGGCATTAACGTAATTCCACCAGCGTGCACGGTCCTCCTCGCGGTTATACGTGATGTCGCCGAAATCATAAGTAACTTCGTACTCTCCCGCCGGACTCTCGCCGTACAGATCCGCATAGACGCTCAGGGCGTAATAGACGGCATCCATGCACTTCTCGAGCTGATCCCGAACATCTTTGATATACTGGATCGTCCGCCGGTCATCGGATTCAACCTGTGTTGCCGTTACCATGCCGGTTTTCTGGTCGAATACAAAATAGCCGTTTGAGAAGCCCGCCTTATAGCCGATTTGAGATAATAGCGCATTGATACCATTAACTCTTACCTCTGTGTTGAGTGTCGGGTTAATCTCTTGATAGAATGTATCCGTTCCGTCGCCGTATACGTTGCGGACATACTTCGGCAAGTTCTTTGTTGCGGCAGCTCCCGGGTTCACCTTATTAACCGGCGTGCCAGCCGGAGACAATAACCGATCATCTGCCAGAACGATTCGTTCACTGTCATTGATTTCTCCGGTCATGCGCGAGTACGCGATATCAAGGTCTTTCAGTTCTTCCAGAGCTTCGGCATATACCGGCAGGCCGAGTGGCGTAGACTTATCTACGTTATTCGCCTGCGGTGTCACGAACACGCCGAACATCGGACCGTCCAGGCTTTCTCCGTTCGTTTTCAAGATCGGCGGGGAGTCTGCCATAAGCTCAGACCATTTCGTATCTTTCAGCGCCACCGGATCGCCGATTGAATCGGGAGATTTCGACCGATACGCCCGGTTGGAAATATAGTAAGGGCGTACTGTTTCCTCGCCCTGCTTTTCTTCTGCAAATCGGTGATACTCCAGCCGCGTGTAGTACCATTTTCCTTGCGTGTACGTATCTTTGAATATCATTCCGGTTATATTCTGGTTGTCATAATCAGTTATAAGCACTTCATCCGGCGTGAATACATCCAGTGTCTTCCCGTTCGGCTTGATGACTACCGTTCCATACGCACAGCCATATTCCACCCATTTTCGGATACTGAAAAACACTGCATCCGTCTGTTGCTGCAGCCACTCCGCCCTTGCTGATCCCTCGATTGTGATTTTAATTGCTAGTGTCGCAAGCCGCGCTGTTTCGGAGCTTAACGATTTTGCAAAATTAATTGTTCGGATGCCGTTTTTTACATCTTTCCACGGCGGTTCTCCGGAATAAACAGCAGCGCATTTTTTAATTACCGTATCCATTACCGGGGATTCGATCACATCAACATCAAACGCCTGCTCCGCTTCGCTTCGAAAAAACATGCTTAGCCACCTCTTAATAGTTGTTATCAGTCCCATTCCTAGTCCTCTGTCACTTTTCTGCCGCACATCGGGCAGTAATTGACGTTATGCGGCGTTCCCTCGATGCTCCCCGCCGCTCTTGTCTCGACCATCGTCTTGCGTATCAGCTTACATTTATAGACGTACCGTGCACGCTGATCGAATCTTTCTAAGGTTTTCCAGTTCTTC